TTCACTGTAGGCGTCCAACCTTTTCTTTAGGAATCACCCTTTTCCTTTAGGAGCCACCTTTTCTTTTTGATATTAATTCTCATTTCCTCTTGCAATATCCTCTCCCTTCAGTTATACTAACTCTAGTTCTGAGGAGAACTATAAATAAATTTCATCAATCTATTGACAAATGCAATAATCACGTTACAATATTAGTAGATGATTAGCGAAGCTACCTATTAGGTGGCGCAAAGAATTGCGTTTGTCTCTGAAGAGGAGACATACTTCTATGAATAATAATGTCATCGGTCCTGCAAGTAAGCGTCAGGAAGATTTTTTGCTCTCTGAGGCTGATATAACGGTATTCGGAGGTTCGGCTGGTTGCGTTTCCTCCGAAGCTGAGTATCTTACAAGCAACGGATGGAAAAGATTTGACGAGTATCAGGAAGGCGATACCGTAGCTCAGTATAATCACGAGCACGGTCGCATCGAGTTCGTAAAACCCTTAGATTATATCAAACTACCTTGCAGTAAATTCTACAGAATGAAAGCAAGAGGTTTGGATTTCACGCTCACCCCCGAGCATAGGGTTGCGTTCTTTAACGACCAAGGCGATTTGGATAAGATCCGAGTTCTTCCTTTCAGTGAAGTAATGCGTAGGCATGAAAAGTCAAGAACGAAGGGTTGGACGGGTAAGATCAAGACCAGCTTTAAAGTCAAGTCTCCGGGTATTCCTTTGACTGACGATGAGATCCGCCTGATGGTTGCTATTCAAGCAGACGGCAGTTTCAAGTCAACGTACAGTCAGATGGTTTATATCCGAGTCTCTAAATATCGTAAAGACGAGAGGCTTACCGAACTACTTGACCGTTCTGGCATTGAATACACTCGTAAGGTCAAATTCGAAGAGCGGTATTCCAATAACACTCAATTCGAGTATTCTTTTAAGGCTCCAACAAGACAGAAATTCTATGGAGCAGACTGGTACAAATGCTCACAGCACCAACTTGAAGTGATTATGGATGAGGTCGGTCATTGGGACGGCTCGTTCGTAGAGAATCAGAGAAATAAAACGATTCGCTACTTCTCCGCTTTTAAATGTAACGCAGACTTCGTGCAGTTTGCTGCACACGCTTGTGGTTACAACACCTCAATGGTGAAGGATCGCAGGTCGGGTGAAGGCAACCGTGGCGATATGTACACAGTGAATTGTACTTTGCAAGGGAACGGCTACCGAAGATTCTCTAATAAAGATGGGAAGTGTGAGATCACTGAAGTCGATTCACCAGACGGTTACAAGTATTGTTTCTCAGTACCAAGCACTTTCCTGCTTGTGCGAGTTAACAACAAAATCTTCATAACCGGCAACAGTGGTAAATCCTACGTGGGGCTTATGACCCCACTACTTTACGTAGATGATCCACATTTTCGTGGTGTAATCTTCCGTAGGACAATGCCTGAGATTACAGCAGGTGGTGGTCTTTGGGATACTGCTCAGGCAATGTATAAAGACTTCGATCCCGGCGTAAGATTCAGAGAGAAAGAGAAGGTAGCAATATTCTCGTCAGGCGCACAGCTTAAATTCTCTCACCTTGAGATGGAGAAAGATAAGTATTCTCATCAGGGTGCTCAGTATGGCTTTGTGTTGTTTGACGAAGGCACACACTTCTCAGAAACAATGATTGATTATCTGCGGTCTCGCCTCAGGGCACCTAAGTCTAAATACAAGACTCAAATGAAGATTACTTGTAACCCTGACTACGATTCATTTCTACGCCGATGGGTGGACTGGTATCTTGATCCAAACACAGGTATTCCTGATCCAGATAAAGCCGGTAAGATGCGCTACTTCGTTCGTCAAGGCGAAGAGCTACATTGGGCAGACACTCGGGAAGAGCTTGAAGAAGTGTACGGTACTGGTCCTGAGAGTGGTATCGTGTCTTTCGTATTCCATCCAGCGACAATCTACGACAACCCTCCGCTTATGGAGGCAGACCCTACTTACGTATCTAGGCTGAAGTCATTGGCTCGTGTAGAGCGTGACAGGCTGCTTCACGGCTCTTGGTACGCAAGGGCAACTGAGGTAGGTTACTGGAAGAAAGATTGGGTGGAATTCGTAGAACGACCTCCGATGAAAGTCAAGAAACGTGTACGAGCTTGGGACTTGGCAGGTAGTATCCCTTCTGAGACTTATCCCAATCCAGACTACACGGCTGGCGTTCTGATGAGCGTAGATCAAGACAATCGTTATTACATAGAAGATTGCGTGAGGTTCCGTAAACGGTTCCAAGGTGTGTTTGAAGAGATCGTCAGGTGTGCCAGAGAGGACGGTGCAGACGTTCAAATCATTATTCCGGCAGATCCTGGGGCCGCAGGCAAACAGTACGCATCACAGCTAATCAGAGACCTTGCTGACAAAGGCTTCCACGCCAGAGTTAAGACAACTAATAAAAATAAGGTTACGCGTTTCGCTCCATTCTCGGCAGTTTCTGAAGCTGGCTTCGTCACGCTAGTGAGAGGTCCGTGGAACGATGATTACACAGACGAGCTTGAAGCATTTGACGGAGGAAGGAACAAAAAGGACGATGCCGTAGACGCAACCTCAGACGCCTATTGGGCACTGAGTCAATCTATAACACTCCCCGATTTTACGCTTCCAAATTTCACGCAGTCAAACCCATTCTCAATACAATATTAAGGAGGTCGAATGGCTGAAGACTTAGACCTAAAACAAGGTGAAAGCTCCCCTCCGAGAATGAGGATGGGTGAAACTTCAACGGTAGGTCTTAAAGTAAGTAATGACAGAATCTATGAGGAAATGAAGAAAGAACTTCGTTGGCCTGCTGTCATCACTACTTATAAGAAAATGGGCTATGACGCCACTATCGCTTCTGCGATTGAATTGTTTGAGATGATGATTGCTCGTGTTGATTGGCATGTGAAAGCTCCTATGGACGCCACAGAAGATCAGCAGAAGAAAGCAAAGTTTATTGAGCAATGTATGCATGATATGGATCACACTTGGATGAACTTCATTCAGGAAATTTCCAGTTATCTTACGTATGGCTTCAGCGTCCATGAGAAGGTCTACCGAAGACGTTTGAAAGAACGTGGCTCGCGGTACAATGATGGGCTTATTGGCTGGCAGAAGCTGCCTGTACGCTCTCAAGACACTATTGAGAAGTTCTTGTTCTCAGACACAGGTCGAGAAGTTATTGGCGTACAGCAAGACTTGTCCGCAAGCTACGACTTGAATCGCTTTAAGAATCTATTGGATTCCACCAATAAGATTGAAATCCCCCGCAAGAAGTTTCTGCTGTTCCGAACCAATCCTAAGCGTAACAATCCAGAGGGTAATAGCCCTCTGAAGAAAGTTTATTTTGCTTGGAAGTATCGGAGTGCTATTGAAGAGCAGGAAGCGATAGGAATATCGAGGGACATGGTAGGAATGCCCGTTGAGGTCAGCGGCCTTGCACTGTAAAGTGCATTGAATTAACCTTTTTAATTCAGGGGAACCCCTAACACGTAACGGTGAGGGCAATCCTGAGCGAAGTTCTTGAAGCACACAGTTTCCGAAATATCAAGTAGGAGGTTGTGATGCAAAAATTGATTGAAGGTAGCAAAGGCTACTACATTACACACGATGGTAAAGTTTACAATTCTCGTGGTCTTAAACTAAAGACTGGTATTTCTCAAACAGGTTATGAGAAAACTAGCTTCAAAGCAGAAGACGGCGGGAACATGTACAAAGTTGTTCATCGCTTGGTTGCACAAGCATTTATCCCCAATCCCGATAACAAACCTTACGTTAATCACATTGACGGTGATAAGCTGAATAATCATGTAGATAATCTCGAATGGTGTACGCCTTCGGAGAACATGAAACATGCTGCGGAGGTCTTGGGCAGAGGCACAGGCGATAACAACGGGAACCGAACTATAGATTCCAAGACTGCTGAGAAGATATGTGTCCTGCTAGAACAGGGGCATAAAAACTTTGAGATAGCAGAGGCTCTTAGCGTTGGACCCCATATAGTTGCTAATATCCGTAACGGTAATTGTTGGAGAAAGATTTCAGAGAAATACAAGTTCTTGTCTAAAAGCAGGACGTTTTCTGAAAAAACTATTAGATGGATTTGCCAACAATTCGAAAACGGAAAAAGGAACATTGAGATATTAGAAGAAGCGTACAATCCTTCGATCAACATGGATACGATAAAGGACATTAAACGCGGGCGAACTTACGCTGACATCTCAAAAGAATTTAATTTTTAATTGAAATCGTGTGCTTCAAGAAACCGTGCAACGACTATCCCCGGCAGGGGAGTACACTACAAGCTATTGGTAGTGGAAATGGAAGGCAACCGATTCGGTTGGTGATATAGTCTATTCTTCATGGAAACATGAAGCAGTTCATAAGAGAACGGGCGAGGTTGTAGCGAACCTCGTCGAATGTAAAGAATTAAACTACCCCCTCGCTATATGTCAGATGATGCGACTCCTGACGAACGAGCCGTGTATGACCATTATAAGCGTATCATCCGCAATATTCATAATAATGAACAAGCGGGTCTAGTGTTACCTCAAGCGTTTGATCCTGACTCTCGCCAACCAATGTTTGACTTTGAACTCATGGGTGTTCAAGGCGGAAAACAGTATGACATTGATGTCACAATTAAACGTTGGGATTTCAAAATTCTCACACTGCTTTTCGCAGACATCCTCAAGCTCGGTCAGGACCAAGTAGGTTCCTTCGCATTGGCTGGTGAGAAAACCACGCTAATGTCAATGGCAATCGAAGCACGACTCCAAGAGATCGCTGACGTTCTCAATAACGATCTTATTCCTCAGACATTCCGTTTGAATGGATGGACAGATACAGAGTATCCCACATTCACATACGGTAATCTGAATGAGATTGATTTGGAAGAGTTCTCTAAAGCTGTTCAGCGTATCTTCTCTGTCAATGCTATTGAGGCTGACCGCCCCGTTATGAATAAGATTCGTACAGCAGCCTTTAAGGTTGATCCGTTGCCGGATGATGAGCCTGTGAGACAAGAAGACTTGCCTCAGAATGAATCTCGCAGCGGAGATGGTATGAAATCGCCGGGGTCCGGCACGAGCACAAGTGCAATGGGATCTGAGGATGATTCAGCAGACAACTTAGACAACGCAGGATAAAGTATATGGAAGAAGATAATAAGCAACTACTACATGCTATTACCACTCTTCTGAATAAATGCTTTGGTAACGGGACAGAGGAGAGTGTAAAAGCTCCCTCTACTCCTGTCGAAAAACATGCAGAAGGCGACATCCAAGAGGATGTTACAGTTAGTAAAGCCGTAGACGAAGAGTTGAAGCAAGCAACCTTCCTAGTGCTGGCTCCTGAAGAAGTTGATCTGCATGGCGACATTTACTCAGAAACAGAGATTCGCAAAGGCTGTCACAATTTCCAGACGCATTGCCGTAAAGCCAATCTGTTCCATCTGGTAGAAACTGAAGACGCTGCCATTGTTGAGAACTATATTGCTCCCGCCGATTTCTACATGGATTCCACTTATATCAAGAAAGGCTCTTGGTTGCAAGTTTGGCAATTCAATGACGATGAGCTTTGGGATCTTGTTAAGAAAGGCGAGATTAATGGAGTGAGTATTCAATGTATGGCAGGTTATGAGGAGTTAGACGATGCAGAAGGCTAAACGTCGATTGAAAGATTTTAATTTTGAAGGGCAAGGCTCTGCCGTAGCTCTCGTTGGAAAGCATCAAGGGGGCGCGGCTAATGGTTACACCACGCTAGTCACTAAAGCTACCGACAAGATTCCCGATTCATTTATTCAGAAGGCAACTCAAGTTCAAGTCACATTGAGCATTGATGAGTTCCTTCGTAAGTTTTTCAATATGTATTGGGATGACGCAGAAATCCTTGCACGAATGCTTGGGTTTGTAACTGAAGATATGGATTGGCAAGAACGCATGGAAGATATGCGTGAAACAGATTCTTTTGACAGCTACATCCAAGAGAAGGTGGAATCTGTAGAGATTATGAAATCCATCTTCAAGGCTGATGATATTTATAAAGCTGTTTCAGAACTAAGTGACGAACAGTTTGAACAATTTCTCCACGATCAAAAACTGATCGAGAAAGCTATGTCCTCTGCGTCACCAGAGGGCGTTTCTAACCAAAACGACAAAGAGGACGTAACTAAAATGTCTGAAGATATGATTCAAAAATCCGAAGTAGAAACCATGATTGAAAAGGCTGTCGGTGAGCTTAAAACTGATCTCGCCAAAGCTCAAGAACAAATTGAAGCATACAAAGCCAAAGAGCAAGAAGCTCAGGTAGAAGCTCGTAAGGGCGCTCTGAAAGATGCTGTCAAAGACGAAGAGAAAGCAGAAAGCCTCTTTAAGTCTCTGGAAGGCGTAAGCGATGAAGCATTCACCAATGCCGTACAAGCTCTCAAGTCTCTGGTAGCTGCTTCTGAAGAAAGTGAGCTGTTCACTGAGAAAGGCGTTGACGCAGAACAGAAAGAGCCTGCTGCTAAAGATTCAGCAACTGCTGCTTATCTGAAGAAGAAGTATTCTGGCGAATAAGCCAGTTGGTTAACCACCTTACAATTAATAATACGTATTATTGGAGATTTAATATATGACTCTTATCGCAAGTGATACTCCGCGACTGTCTAACATGATCAAGCGTGAACTGTGGAGCGAACAAGGCTACTGCCGTAAAGCAGTAACTGTAAACGAAGGCTCTGCTGTTGATTACAAAATTGGTCAGGTACTTGGCGAAGTAACCGCCACTGGCAAATTCGTACAGTATGACGAAACTGCTGTTGATGGTAGTGAAACTGCTTCTGCTATTGCTCTGGAAGATGTTTCTGTAGAAGCTACCACTGACACTACTGTTCTGTGTCTGGTTAAAGGCCCGTCTATCGTAGCAGATGGTGGTCTGGTATTCAAAGCTGGTGTAGACGAAGCTGCTGCTAAGACTCAGCTTGAAGCTGCTGGCATCAACGTAGACACTCAACTTTAATAACAATTAGGAGTAAATAATGGCTACCATTCGTAGTTTTGATAAACCGTTTGAACTTGTAGACTACACCGAAGAACTGCTAGTCATCCCGAATACTTGGGGGCTGGTAGGTCAGATGGGCATCTTTGAAGAAGAAGGTGTTTCTCAGCACACTATCACCGTTGAGAAGATCGACCAGTCTTTGAATCTGATTACTGACCGTGTACGCGGTGAACGTAATAACATGAACAAAGACTACACCCGCGAACTGCACAGCTTTGTTGTTCCTCACTTCCCGCTGGATGATTATATCAAACCTGAAGACATTCAGGGTCAGCGCGCTTATGGCGAAGCGAACATGGAAGAGCAGTTGGGTATGGTACGCGCTCGTAAGCTTGAGCGTATCCGTCGCAACCACGCAGTAACTCTGGAAGCTGCGCGGATGCAAGCTCTGACTGCTGGTACTGTGTACGCCCCGAACGGCACTGTAGCAAATGATTGGTACAGCTCCTTCAACGTCATCCGTAAAGAAGTTGACTTTGATCTGGGTACTGCTGCTACTGACGTAATCGCTAAAGGCGAAGAAGTAGTTGCTCACATTCAGGACAACATTCTGTCTGGTGACATGGTAACTGAGATCGTTGCTCTGTGTAGCGGTGAGTTCTTCTCCAAGCTGATCTCTCAGGCAGGCGTCAAGGAAGCGTACAAATACTACACTTCCACTCAAGAGCCTAACCGTAGTCGTCTGGGTAGCGGCCTGTATCGTGAATTCGTTCACGGCGGCGTTCGTTACATCGAGTATCGCGGTAAGTACAACGGTTCTGACCTGATTCCGGCTGGTGATGCGTACTTCCTGCCGATGGGCGTTACCGAAATGTTCAAGACTTACTTCTCTCCGGCCAACAAGTTTGGCTTTGTGAACACCACTGGTGAGCAAGCATACGTCTTTGAATATGCCGGTAGCAAGGATGAAGAGATTGTTCTGCAATCCGAATCCAACTTTATCAACATGCTGCGTCGTCCGCAAATTGTTGTACGCGGTCACACCTCTACCTAAGAGATGACCTAAAGAGGAGGAGGGCTTCGGCCTTCCTCTTTCTTACATTGTAGAGAGCATTTAGTTATGAGTGTTCTGCATAATGTGGGATGCGTTTATTTGCCAAAGGAGACAGTAATGCCCTTCACAGGTGATCCAGTTAATAACGCCATAGACCGCGTTAGATTGATGGTGGGTGACACAGACCCACAGTTTGAGTTCTTAGACGACTCCACATACCAATTCGTACTAGATAAGAATAACGATAACGAGAAGTCAGCCGCAAGAGAATCTGCACGTTACATCCTAGCATACATTGCACGTTTCACTCGTGAGCGTACAGGCGACATTGAAGTTTATGGTAAGGAGTTCTTTGAGAACTACAGACAGCTTCTCATGGATCTTATCAATAATCCAAACTTCAGTGACGTATTGCCTATGCCGTATGCTGGTGGTATTTCTAAGCAGGATATGCTTGATAACAATAACAAGATTGACAACAACCACACTCAATTCTATATCGGCTATTCTACGTCCACACCTACTTATGAAGAGGTAGAGTATGACGGGCCGTTTGAAATCTAATCGTAAAGGTTGGAATGATTTAAAGCGCAAACTTAAAACGTTTGATTATGAGCGTTCTGTGGATGTCGGCTTTTTTGCTAATGCTCAGTATGGTCCCGATAATGACAACTTGCAAGTAGCTCAAGTTGCCGCATGGAACGATTACGGAACTTCAACAAACCCGCCAAGACCTTTCATGACTATAGACTTTGCTGGTGCTGTTAAGTCTGAGTTCAAAGATTATGCTCGTAGGGTTTTCGTCACACTTCTCACTAGAAACATCACACAAGTGAATCAAGAGATTGAGCATATTGGTATTATCTTTGAGGAAGAGTTGAAGGACATTATCGTTCAGTACCCCGGCAGTAATGCTAGTTGGTGGGCTGCTGAGAAAGGCTTTAACGATCCTCTCAGACATACAGACACGATGCTTGAGTCAGTGAGTAGTCGAGTTAAGAAAGGTTCAAGAGTCATCAAGAAAGGATAAGGAGTGAGCAATGCTATCTAGCAAGTTTAACGGTATGAGAGCTACAGGCAGGGTTAAGCTCACTCTAATGCGTCCTTCAGGTACTGGCGGGAGTTATGTTGACGGACGTTGGGTGGAAGCTGGCGCTTCTCCTGTCGAGATTGACGCTAACGTACAGCCTCTAGGGTACAAGGAGACTGTGCTACTAGAAGCTGCTGATAGGTCCAAGAGAAGCCTTAAAGTGTATTCGCCAGATCCTATCTACTCTGAGACTGAGAATGAGAATGGCGCTGATGAATTTGATTGGCAAGGTGATACGTTCAAAGTGATGAAGGTCGAGAACTACAGTATGGGCGTGTTGGATCATTGGAAAGCTGTTGCCATTATGAAGGAGAAGATCAATGAGCCTGTATAGTAGCTTACAAGATTCCCTCCATTCTACACTCTCAACATTCCTCCCAAGCACTACAGTGATACACAGTCATGGTGGTGGGCAAGAACCTAGCGGCAAATACCTTTCAATCAACATTCTGAATATCAACAGAGTGGGTCGTGAGTATGACTCTACATACACCAATGATATTGAACCTGTCTCTCAGTCAACAAGCGTACATGAAGCAACAGTAAGACTATTGTTCATAGGCAATGGCTCTGGCGATGACGCTTATGACCTTGAAGCATTGCTTCACAATAACGCAACACGATTTGTTCTATACCAAAACAACCTAGCTGTCATGAGGCTTGGTGATGTTACTAGGGTTCCTGAGAAGAGGGACACTACTTGGGTTGATTACTTCAAGTTTGATG